CTTTAATAAACATATTTCTAAACTCCCTATCTTCCCTTTGTTTTAATTTACGCATTATATTATCATGCCTAAATTGTTGTCTAATCTTATCGTGTTCTTTTTGATACCAATTTAAATCCATAATTCTACACATTGTCCCAAAGACTTGCAGCTTTACGTACATACTCATCTTGAATATCTTTCCACATAAACCCAGAAAAATCTGGTGGTGGAACTAGCTTTGCCATCTCGTAAGGATTGCCTTTACAAAGATAAACTAAGTTTTGTCTAATCTTAGCTGTGATTAAATCTTGCTGCACTAAGAACTCCATGTACTCAGGTGTAAGCAATTCACAAGTGTCAGGAGTAAAGACATTATAACTATCTTGATTGACATAAAGTAAGTGAGGAGTTTTTTTTGTACTTTTCCAGTAAAAGGCACACTGCTTCACGTGATTTATGTCAGGTTGCTTGGGTAAATATCCTTTAATCCAAGAGTAACCAGCTTTAGTATCTGACTTTCTTTTTGATCTGTGTTTTGTTTTTAACTCTATAAATTTATTTTTATTATCTTCGTAATCTATTCTACCAATTTTTGGTAAAACTAATTCTTTAAATTTATGAGTACAATATCTCTCACTGGCTGACTCATCTCCTAAGCCAATGTCTTGCACCGCTTTCACTGTAATTCGGATCATGTCTGTAAGATAGTTCTTTGTATCCTCATGTTGTTCTTTATCTAATTCATTATGAGGTTGGTATTTATCATACTCATTTATTTCTTCTTTGATGATAGTATCTAAATCTTTTTTTTCATTTAGAATTTTTTTCTCAGCATCATACATATATTTAGTAATAAATTTTTGTGATGCTCTTCCTATTGATATGCCGCCTTGCATTCGGAACGATATGTTCATAAGCCTACGATCCTCTTGTGTGAAGTGGCAATATCTTACAATCCAATCTGAATTAGATAATGCTTCTTGTGATGGTGAGCTGTGGTCTAAACCTAGCTTAGCATAATAACTAAGTGCCAAGTCTTCATCTATATTTTTTATAGATGCGATACTATTATTCTTTGTTAAATCAATAACCATATAAACCTTTCATTGTTTATCTACTAATATCAAATTGGTTATTCATGTCAAATACTAATTGACAGATATACCCAAATTGTTTATCCACAGTTAAACGAAAGGATAAACATGAAAACTAAACTACAAAAACAATTAAGTAAACTACTAGCAGCATACCATAAAAAATGGGACTGTTTTGGAAAGGAAAAAAATGACTCTACAAGAGTACAAAGAAAAAAATAAACTAACAAATAAAGATCTAGCCAAGCTCATAGGATTGACAGGTAAGAATCCTATTGTATCTGTGATTAGATATTTAAAATCAGAACGACTGCCACATCCTAGATTTATGAAAGTAATAACTAGAAAGACTGGAGTAACCCCAAATGATTTTTACGAGGCTTGGTATGACAAGAACAATATTTGATTATCCTAAAGTCATAGTTGTTTGGCAAGATATAAATAGCTGTGATGATGCTTGGAATACTGAGGAACAATTAAAGGATCTCAAGCCTGCTATGTGCAATACCATAGGTTATCTTTATGAGGATAATGCAAGCTATATAAAAATGTTTGCAACCTATTCTATGAATGATGATGACACCATTGATGTGGGTGACGCAATCGTAATTCCCAGGGGAGTAATTATTAACATGGAAAAACTAGAAAGCTAATGGAAAGATCAAAAGTTTTAACAGTAATATCTTTAGGCGTAGGTGTGCAATCATCTACTATGGCACTGATGTCAGCTAAAGGTGTGCTGCCGAAAGTGGATTGTGCTATCTTTGCTGATACTGGATATGAGCCAAAGAAAGTTTATGAATATTTAGAGTGGATTAAAACTCAATTACCATTTCCAGTTTATACAGTTATGAAAGGTAACATCAAAGATGATATGATTGGATCTATTGACAATGGAACTAGATTTCCAACAGCTCCATTCTTTACAAGAAACGCAGAAACAGGAAAGAAAGGAATGTTAATGCGTCAATGTACTAACGATTATAAGATCCAACCAATTAGAAAAAAGATTAGACAGCTTTGTGATATACAAAAGGGAAAACACTTTCCTAAAGATAAGATTGTAGATCAGTGGATTGGTATTTCTATGGATGAGATCAGCAGAATGAAACCAGCTAGAGATAAATACATTAACAATGTGCATCCATTAATTGATTTAAAGATGAGTAGAAAAGATTGTCTTAAATGGATGAGTGAAAATGCTTTTCCATTACCTGAGAAATCAGCTTGTATATGCTGTCCCTTCCATGATGATAAGTATTGGTACTTTATGAAACATAATAGACCAGAAGAGTTTGCTGATGCTGTTGAGTTTGATAAAAAAATTAGAACAGGATCAAGAAAGATTAATGATCATTTATATTTACACAGAAAATGTATTCCTTTAGATGAAGTAAACTTTGATATTAAAACAGATCAACCTGATATGTTTAATAACGAATGCGAGGGAATGTGCGGAGTTTAATTGAATCTATAATAGATATAGGTACTGGATTTATATTAGCATTATTAATTCAGATTTATATTTTTCCAATGTTTAATCTATACCCTACTATTTCAGTAGGAATTAAGATCGCATTAATATTTACAGTTGTATCTATTTTAAGATCTTGGTTTTGGAGAATAATATTTAACAAAATGAAAGGCTAATATGCAAGACAGAAAACAAAGAGGTAGTAATGATCTTGAGGTTATAATCCACGATCTAAAAAAAGAAATAGATAGATTAAACGAAGAGATACAAATTCTAAACTTACAATTAAAAAAAGAAAAAGAAAAACATCATCAAGATAACTATGATGAGTTGGATTATTAATGTCATTTCTTAATCATAATATTCCTGTATGGAAAGCAAAGGTAAGGCTAGAATATTTATACAATAAAGAAAAACATATTGGCGAAGAAGAAGTTTGTCTTATCCATTCCATAACTACCTTAGAGGGTAGAACTCCATTGTTTAATATTATGCTACCGAATGGTGCTAACTATGCAAGGTTACCAATCACAGCTTTTTTTTCTGATGCCTATAATAGAAAAGATGTAATGGATTTAGAATTAAAACAAACTGTGTATTGGGATTGCTTATCTTATTATGCTAATGTTATTGAATACAATGCTCTAGCCACATCACAGTGTAAGTTTATTGATCGCAATAATAAATTACATAGAGCTAATTATTTATTTAGTATTGATTACTGCCAACCTGATATGAACTTATTAAACATAACTTATAGTGAGATAAGTGCAGAGCATAAACACCACCATATATTAGAATTAAATAAAGATGATGAATGGCAAGGTAATTATGCACTCATGCCAAACAACAAAATATTATTTAATCTACCAAATTTTACAGTCAAAGATCAGATACCAGATTATAAAACTAATATGGATTATCCAAGCGTTGAAACAGATAGCTGGAGTACGTCAGATGACGATAGCTTTTATTATAAGGTTAAAGAATGAAACTAAAATTATTAGATTTATTTTCTGGAATAGGTGGGTTTAGTTTAGGTTTAGAATCAACAGGTTTTTTTGAAACGATTGGCTTTGTAGAAAAAGATAAATTTTGCCAAAAAGTTTTAAAGAAACATTGGCACAACATTAACATTGAGGAGGATATAAGAAATGTCAAAGGAGAAAGATACGCAGCAGATATTATTACAGGAGGATTTCCATGCCAACCATTCAGCGTTGCAGGAAAAAGAAAATCAACAGCAGATGATCGTTACCTCTGGGATGAAATGCTTAGAGTCATTAGAGAAGTCAAACCAAGATGGGTTATTGGAGAAAATGTTGAAGGCATTGTTAATATCAACGAAGGCATGGTACTCAGACAGGTGCTTAATGACTTGGAAAACGAAGGTTTCAAAAGCCAATGTATTATTATTCCAGCTTCAGGCATCGGTGCATGGCATCAAAGAAAAAGGATCTGGATTGTTGCCAACTCCAGTAGTCAGCGATCATCTTCACAATCAATCGGAGAGCATAGAGAACTGGACAAAGAGATCAAAAGAAAAAAAGAAACAAGGGATCAATCTACACTTTGCACTTCGTCATCATGTTCAGATGTATCCAACTCCGAGAGCAGCAGATGTGGAGGGTGGAGCAGTAAAGAATGTTCAAATAGAGAATGGTCATTTCTTCCGAGAAAACAGCAAGGGTGTGAGATGGGGAGTGAAGTTAAGGGATGCGATAGAAATGTATCCAACTCCAATGGCGAGGGATCACAAGGATATAAACTTCAACACGACTTGGAAACTGGGAAACAAATCTCAGAACACAATGGCAAGACAAGTTTTGAAAGACAACAAACCTGGTGGCAAACTCAATCCGAATTTTGTGGAGTTCCTAATGGGGTATCCTATGAACTGGACAAAGATAGATCCAACAGAATAAAATCTTTAGGCAATTCTATTGTACCACAGATTGCAAGACAAATAGGTTTATCAATTATGGAGGCAGAATTAAATGGCAAGATATAATTACTTTGTAGGTGGCTTTGGAGATTACTATTCCGAGTGGCATAGGAATAAATGCTCTGATATTGCTTACATAGATATAGATTCTGTACCTATTTGTATTAATAAACCTTGTTGGCAGCCATTAGCAGTCATTGAAACTGTATATGATACTGGTAAAAACTATAATAAATACACTACTGTTGTGGAATACATAGCCAAAGGCTTAAATATACCCTGTTTTTTGCTGTACTATAAACCTATACCAAGCACAGATAGCCTAGAGTTTAAAGTTAAGCGTCTATACCCCTTTAAAACTGATTTAAACCCTATTTTAGAGGAGGAGTGGTACTATGAAATGCTTAAATTACAGATTGAGCATGATAAAGTGTGTAAACATAAGGTAAATCGTGGCTAAATATACACCTCATATTAGAATACCTGTATCTTTGTTTGAACATCCTAGTTATTTAGGCTTGCCAAAGGCTAAAAAGTTGCAGTGCTTTGCTGTTCTCGCTGTGCTTTTACGCTTTGCAGATAAGAACACAGGAAAATGCCACCCTCGCCTTGTCTTGATTGCCTCGCTACTTGGCGTTAGCCGCTTGACGATATATCGTT